AGATACTGTCACCGACTACCGCGATGAGGTAATAGCTGCCAGTAGTGCCATCCTCCTTAATGATGGTAGATATGATGGTCAATACTGTGATGGTGAGGACGCGATATCCTGTAAGGTGGATGGCTTACACTATCACCTACCCCCCGACCATGAACCCGACACTGACAACGACTGCTGTCATCATATTGCCATGACAACCAATGGTGATGTCATCCCCCTACGAGACATCACACAGATTGCTTGTGGTGACTGGTATGAGACTGATGAATGCGTGTGGATTGAATCCTGTTGTGAGTATGCCCACGAACATGATGACGAGGTGGTGACTACCTACAATGGTGAAGAATACAACTACCGAAGCAACTGCTGGTGGATAGAATCGCGGGACACGTATGTTAATGATGGTGATGAGGACTACGCATACTGTGACAGGACTGAGGAATACCGTCACATTGATGACATTGATGATAATACTAGTGATTCACCCGATCACATCAATGAGTATCACAGCAGTCCGAGTGTGCATATCTATGACCACCCCAAGAATACACAAGATAAGTATGAGTGCATCAAGCACTGGACTGTTGGCTTTGAAGTTGAGAAGACTACAGTGGATGGTGAAGACAGCGAGGGTGCATACGTTGGAGAGCAGCCACTGTTTGCAGGATGGGAGACTGACTCATCGTGTGGGGTAGAAGGTATCACTCATGCCTATCCTCTTACTGAATGGGGGTATAAACTATTCGTGGATCACGTGCGGAGATCTAGCTATACTGATGAGCCAAGTGATCAGAGATGTGGTGGGCACGTGAACCTAGTGAATAACAAACGGCTCAGCATGAACGATGGTGGTATTAGGTTTGAAGTGCTGGCAGGTATGACCCTTGAACAGTTCCACCCCTACGCTGGCTTGATCTATGCTATCTACCGCAAGCGTTTGCATCGTAGCTACACTGCATGCAATAAGAAGATGTGTCCCGATAACAACACCAAGTATGCACCCTTCTACCTCAAGTCTGGTAGGATGGTGGAGTGTCGCTTGCCTCGGCGTGTTGAGCATGGGGGCAACTTGATCAACAGGTTCAAGCTGTTCCGCGAGCTAGCATATGCTGTGGAAAACAAGCTGACCTTCAAGGGATTCATGCGGCGGACACGTGACGTGTTGCGTGACATGTATCCTAGCCCCACCAAGCGTGAGCATATCAGACGATACGCTTATCTGTTCAACGACTACATCCTCAATGACGTGGTGCATCCCGACATCAAGGAGTTCATTGAGAACCAATAGAATTAAATGGATTTAATTCACAACCCAAACCAAACTAAATAATACTATGTGTTTAATTATATACAAACCAAACCACAAGTCTAAGATTCCAAGTAAGTATCTTAGCAATGCCAAGCGTATCAATCCCGATGGCTTCGGCATCCTGTATCTTGACAACGGCGAGTTGATCAAGACCCTAGACTACAAGAGTGTTGATGCTCTTGTAAATGTAGAGCGTCCGTTCGTTGCACACTTCAGGTATGCCACGCAAGGTAAGATCAACAAGAAGAACATTCACCCTGCACCCTGTGCCATTGGTCATGTATTCTCCAATGGAACTGTGCCTCTTGGATGTGACAAGGTTAGTGACACCCGAGTCGTGGCTGGCTACCTTGAGTCAATACCTCGTGAGCATTGGGCTACGTTGCTCAGCATGACTGACACTAGATTCGTAGTGGTTGACAAGGAACTAGAGGTGCTGACCTATGGCAAGTGGTATGATAAGAAGGGTGTGTTCTACTCCAAGGACAACTGCTTCAAGTCTGCTGCCAGTTGGCATGGTAGTTACTACACCAAGGACTACTACCCTACTGACTCATACTATGATGAGTCATACTATGAGTCTCATGAGATCAGCACCACTGATGGTGAAGAGGAGACAGTGACCAGCCTGTTGCATGATGAGTGTGATACCATGCAGCATCTAGGCAAAAGTGCCGATATCATACTGACTCACATCGAAGAGAACATAGACTACAGCGTGCACATGGCAGACCTTGATGAAGTCTACAGTGCAACAGCCTTGCTTGAGTATGCTCAAGACTTGAGTGGTAGTCTACCATCCAGTTTAGATTGGATACTTGATGAGTGTTACAATCGAATCAAAGCTGTTGACGAGTGCAATGGTTACGACATGGACATTGGCAATGAGGCACACTATCGTGAACTGTTGAACGTGCCCGAGCTACCTGCCAACGGCGAGCTAGTCGCAGTGTATGGCACACTCAAGCGTGGCGGTGGCAACGACCGACTGTTCACTGACAGTGATCAGTGGTTGGGTGCTGGTCGTAGCGTTGACAGGCTACGCATGGAAGACAAGGGTATACCCTACACCTATGAGGGTGATCATCCAGAAGGTCATCAGATTGTAGTAGAGGTAGTCGAGGTTAACTCACAGTCCACGTGGTCACAGCTTGACTCACTGGAGGGTGTGCCCACTCACTACCATCGTGAGTTGACTGATGTCCAGCTTGACAACGGCGAAGTCCTACAAGCATGGATGTATTATGCTACACATGATGCACCCAAGCATGCTGAGTGGACTGAATGCTACAACACCAACCCCATCCCAGAGTTATTCAGATTGTGTAAATAAGTTATTGACTAGTTACCAACAAGCAATCATTAATGAGTAACAACATAACCCAAACAAGAAAGGAAACAACAATGAAACTATATGATATAGTAGGTAAGAATAAATACTGCGGACCCGCAGTAATCGCAGCACTGACAGGTGTGACAACTGATGACGCAGCCACTGCAATCAGGCATCACTCCAAGCAACGAGCAGTGCGTGGAGCACAGACGACACACCTCATACGTGCGCTGTCTGACTTCGGGCTACATGCCACCAACCAAACCAAGGTGAGGGGGCTGACTCTGAACCAGTGGTTCAAGCACTCCGTTAAGCAGCGCACGGCAGGTCGTGTGTTCTTAGTGGTGGCAGGTCACCACTTCCAGATCGTCACGGGTAGACGCTACATCTGTGGCAGAACCCGCGAGCTAATCAGTATCAGAGCAGATGCTGTCAAGCGCAGGTCACGTGTTGCTCAAGTGTATGAGATGACAGGCAAGGCAAAGCTTCCTGCCTACCCACATCCTGTGAGTGAGAAGGCTCAGGTCAATGCACTCAAGGCTAAGGCTAAGGTCAATGCAGCACGGGCTAAGGTCATGCGCTTAGCTGATAAGTATGGCATCACCCTAGATGTCGAGCGTTACGATGACTACTTCAGATGCTGGGTGTATGAACCTGAAGGTGTCGACGTGCCAAGCTACCTTGATGACGAGCGTTGCCGTCATGATTGGGACGACGCACTGACGCGAGTCGAGGAACTAGTAGAGTTCCTTAACGGCGAGTTCCAAATCGCAAACAAACAATAGGACTACGCATCACCTGCTCACTAGCCTTGCGTTAGTGAGCAGCTATGCGTGTTTCATATTCTTTGAAACCGCTACCAAAACAACAACTAAAAATAGAAAACAAAAACATTATGTCACATTGTAAAACAGAAAAAGATACTATCATCGTACCACAAGGCAAGGCTTACCGCACTTGGCACAATCTCGAAACTGTATGCGCTACTGATCGCCTCACGAAGGCGGACGCACGACGCAACGGATTGTTCCCCGAAATTTTAGAGGGCGCAGTAACTGCTAGTGTGGGTGGTAGGCACGTCACCCTACCCAACCACAAGTCCTTGGTTGCTCGGTCAATGGATGGTGAACTCCACCCTCTACACATCAGCAGCCAGAGGTATAGCATCATCTCCAATGAGATGGTATGGGATACACTGAGCCTCGCACTGCGTGGTATCGACATGCCCTATAAGCTAACGTGTGCTGGCACACTGTGTGGGTTGGGCTGGTTCTTCTTATCAGTAGCCATCGGTGATGAAGACGGCGGCTTCATGGTTGGTGATGATAAATACCTAGGCAACCTGAACTTCATGACGAGCCACACAGGGGAGATCACCCTCGTAGGTATGGACTCAGCCGTCCGCACTGTGTGTATGAATACATGTCAAGCATCACTGCGTGGTAGTCACAGCTTCAAGCTCAAGGTGCAGCACCGTGGCAACACCGTTGCTAAGTGTGAGGACATGGGTAATCAGATCAATGAGGTGCTGCTTGAGAGGCAGCGATTCATTGAGGCAATGGATCAGCTACGTGCTACACCAGTAGCAGACACAGACATTGCACCCATCATCGGTGGTTACTTCTTGAAGGCTGCTGTCAATGCAGGGACTGACCTCAGTGCTGGCTTTGGCACACGCACCAGCAACCACATCAATGGTATTGCTGACCTTGCTAGACATGGTCGGGGCAACAGGGGTGAGACACTCTATGACATCTTCAATGGTGTGACTGAGTATTACACACATGGTGATGGCACTGGTATCTCTACCCCAGTAGGTCAGCAGGTATTCTCCTCTGAGTTTGGTGGTGCTGCTACTCGGAAGGTAGACTTCGGTCGCTACCTAGTAGACAACGATCACCTCTCCGTAGTGGATGAGGCAACACGCGTGCTTGAGATTGCTGGGTAACTGAACACTGCATCATTGACCCTGCCTCTTTTATCAGGGGTGGGGGTCTTAACCCAAACCAAACCAATGACTAAAGAACAAAGCCTAGTGTGGGCAAGTGCACACTTCTTATCAACACCATTCCCTGCCGACATCTTCGAGTATGGTGATGAGGATGACATCCTTGAGCACATCAAAGCTCATCCGTGGGAAGTATTTGAGGATCACCCCGCACTTAACGTGTGGTCTTACATTGAAGCCCTTGCTGATGATGTCCGAAGACTAAACCCAGACCAAACCAAACCAAACCAAACCAATAACAAACCAATGAAAAGGAAACTAAACCTACTACTCGTAATCCCATCGCTAGACACGCCAGCTATTGCCGTGCTGGCTGACATTGACATGACCGACCTACCTAAGCTGAAGTCATTACTCACTGAAGCCCTCATGGATGAACACTGTGTGAACCAAGTAACCTGTGATGACATTCCCGAATGGGTATCCAGCCAGTCATTCCCTCAGTTCACTATCAAGTATGTGGTGCATGACGAGGGGGACAACTACACCCATGCAGTGGACATCTCCCCTATTGCCATCTACGAATAACCACAAACCAATAGAACCATGTTAATATTGAACAACGTAAAGAAAACACAAGAGCAATTCAAGGCTGCCGCATCAGCCCCACTCAGTGTGAGACAGACGCTTGCCTTACTATCCCTTAGTATGTATGCACCACGCAGCACCAATAGCATAGCCCGAGAGATCGGTGTGAGTGCGGGTGCGATGACTGGTATCATCGACAAACTTGAGAGATTGAGGTATGCTAAGAGATATCGAAGCTACTCCGACAGAAGATCAGTACTCATAACCTTAACTGATAAGGGCAAGGCACTTGCTAGCTCAATCGTTAACCCAACAACATCATGAAGCTAATAAGAAAACTAATCCTAAGTAATATGATGTGGTGTTCCAAGCACCTTGGCTTTGAGGTCATCACATTCAGATCTCTTGACGAGGATGACCACGAACCATTCAAGGTAGTAGCCATGTCCTTTGGCTGCTCCCCTAAGGACATCACACTCCATGCACATGACATCATAAGGCAGGGGGTAGGGAGAGGAGACGGCAATGCGTAAGCGAAGACCACCAATGCAACCTATGTATCAGGTTATAGAAGCAGCAGCCCGACCCCTACCTAAGTGGCGTAAGGCAACCAAGGCTGAGACGCAGGGTGCTACCCTCAGATCAAGCTGCGTAGCAGCGCTGATCATCCTCTCCATGGTGGTGCTAGTCTATTGGACTGGCATAGTAATAGGAGGAGACAGACCATGATGACTAACTCTAGTGAACAGCTAGCCTCCTATGCTAGCGAACTCTCTGGCTTCAGCGTGGCTGACTTCAAGTCCTCGTCCCGCACGCAGAGGTTGACCATGTGGCGGACGTCCTTGTTCTATGTGCTCAGGCATGAGGGTTTAACCTTCGCTGAGATAGGAGCATACTTCAACCGACACACATCCACCATCATACATGGCTGCAATAAGATTGAGGGATTGAAACATGATAAAGAACTACACCAAATAATAAACCAACTGATAAAATACTATGGAAATACCAACAACAAGTAACGTCGAACTGCTGAAAGAATTTCAGTCTATCTTCGACGATGAGATAAGAGTCCTCGCCAACGATGAATACGAGTGCATGCCTACTAAATACAGAGACAAGTTCAAGTCACATGGACAAACACTAGTGCCGTCATCAATCATGATCGACATCATGCTATGGATCACATACTTTGTATCACGCAACTCACATGCAAGCCTGAGTGATACCATCAAGGACGACCTTGAAGAGTTGATGTCTCAAGGTGAGATGTCTAAGGTGATTGAAAAAATAGAAGGGCAATTTAGTGCTGAAATTATTGACACATCAAGTCAGTTCTATCCCTTCTGGCTAGCATCCAAAGCCATGTGGCTAGCGGTGCAAGCCTATGCTCAACACCCATCCAAAGGAGCAGAGTATATTGAATGAGTTGACGCTTAGGTAGAACTTGTGTAAAGTTATTCACATGCCATCTGATCGTGTTAATGCTACTGTAAAAAGACTGGGTCTTTCTGGGGTCAACAAACCCAAGCGCACACCCAAGCACAAAACCAAGAGTCATGTAGTTGTCGCCTCGGAAGGGGGGAAACAAAAGACTATACGGTTTGGACAACAGGGTGTGACAGGAGACAAGCAACCCACCAAGCGCCAAGCTTCTTTCAAAGCTCGGCACGCCAAGAACATAAACAAGGGCAAGATGTCAGCAGCATACTGGGCGGATAAGGTCAAGTGGTAAGGCAGATGGCTTGGCACTATCTGGCTTGACAATGTGAATATCAATGAGAGATTAATATCACTAGGATACGCAACCCACTACTAGACATGTCTGATTCAACACACCCATACGACAAAGCAACTGGTGGCAAAGGTGACCGTGACATTAGAACAGACCCGAAGAAATATAGGGAAGCCCTGTTCTGGCAGAAGCGGGACGCAAGATTGAAAGCTACCTGCATTTGTGGCAAGCCCCTACCCTGCCACCATGATAATATAGTGGAGTCCTAAAGCTCCATGATACGACAGCCCCGCCCTCCTTCACTGGAGAGGCGGGGCTTTTTTTGTGCCCAGATTACTGACGCAGTGAGCGCACGCGCACTGCATTAGCGTACGCTTTGAAGTACGCGTTGGCTCTAGTTATTAGACCACGCTCTTCAAGACCTTGCATCAATCGTGGACTGATACTCGGTGACTCAGTGATACCAAGGTAGAGTATGTTATCTGTGTGTCTCTTACCGAAGCCACCCTTCACCATCAGTGTGCGCATCTGGTAGTCTGTGATACCTAAACTCTGGAATGCTTTGGTGTATCTGTATAACCTCTGGTCATGCTTGTAGCTACGTTCATAGTAGTCAGTGTAGATGTCGCGCACTGCTTCATCAGTCATAGGTGCACGCTTGTATAGTTCAAACAGTTGCTTGCGTGAGTTGTTTGCGGAGTCCTTCTCAGCAAACATCATGCGTCTGAAGTTCCGCTCTACATCCAAGGTCTTTATTCTAGTGGGGTAGATCAGAGAGGCAGCTTGACCAAAGGCTGATTCATCAAAGCTTTCAGTCTCCATACCAGCACGATTCAATACCTCACCACCTACCCTAGCTAGGTTTGGTTCAAAGGCATTGGTCCACAGATGGTCGCCCATCTTTATGAGTAGCTCATCAATACCATCCACCTTCATGTCATAGATAGGTGCGCCTGTTGCTGCATCCTGATTCCTGAATAGTTGCCAAGCTGCTCCCGCAAAGATCTGTTCTTTAGCTATGGTATCACCGACCCACCCTTTCATCATGGCAACCGCAGTCTGCTTAAAGTTACCGAGGAACAATTGTTCTCCCGCACGTAAGGCTGGGTCAACTAGCATGGCGAAGGGATTAATGTAAGTCATGTCTACATACACGATAGTCCCATCCGCTTTCCTAAAGAAGAAGTATGACTTACCTTTGTTGTAGTCTTTCTCGCCCTGCATTAGCGCGTCCTTCTCCTCTAAGTCTAGACCAGAAGCAAGGATGGTCAGAGCCGTAGGTAGAATAGCACTACCACCAACCATCACAGACAGTAGACCTGTGCGTCTACGTGTGCCACGTCTACGGATGACAGGGTTAGCATCACTAATCTCCTCCTTCACCATCTTCCATGTGTTGATGGGTATCCTGAATACATCAGCAGTGAACCCTATGAATGGTGCGAACAAGAAACCTGCTGGGGATTTGGCATACTCCTTAGCTATCTCGACTCGTTGGCTAGCCATCTGTGCTGTCTTGTGCACCTTGTGTGCAGCCTCTAGTTCTAGTTGACGATCACTCATCTCACTGTAGCGGTCACCCATACCCAAGTCTTTAGCGTCTTGCAGGATACCACGTTCGTGTTCGAAGTAAGCTATCTTGTAGAAGGCATCCATTGCATCTGCCAAGTCTCGCGCCCTTTCATATAGCTTCTCAGTTTTCTGACTGACCCAACTTCCAGCTTTTCCTAGTCCTTCTGCTGCCTCTATCTTGCTGATCTTTTCTTGGATGATGTTAAGCTCACGCATCACATCATTCTCCTCCGCCTTTCCATGTAGCAACTCACGAATAACTTCTGTCCTCATGTTGTCACCAAGCAGACGAAGCCCGTTGTATCGGATGAGTCTGGCATCCACACCATCAACACTCATGTCTCTTAGACTTTGTTTGAATTGTGATACCATCTTCGGAACGTCAAAGAAACCTTGTGAGGGACCGAAGAAGAGCACGTTAGATACCGCGTTACGCACGTAGAATCCTGGGTTACCAAGTGTCTTGATACCCATGGCTGCACCCGATGCCCTTGACAACCCTGTGCTCATTCGCCTCATAAGTTTTGCGGCATCGTTGTGTGGGTCGTGCATCATGCTCGCTGTCAGGTTGGCGAGATCTTCTACCACTTCAGGTGGTGCACGCAGCCCTAGCAATGGATCATGTATACTGGTTCGTGAACCTTGAATCTTTTGCCACCCACCATAGCGGTCAGGGTCTACCATTCTAGCTTCTTCCCATTCTTCAGGAGTCATGAGGAACTTGTCTTCTATCGTAGCCTCCGAATCATGGAGGGCACGACCGAGAGTGACTACGTTATTAAGGAAGGACTGCTTGCTTGCCATGGTCATGACAGTGGCATATGAGCGGAGCAGGTTTGTCAGCCCCTCTTCCTCATTGGTGTGTTCACCGAGTGCCTTCCTTAATACTTCGGGCAAGTCTTCCTTACGCTTCAAGCTATCAGTTACTGGGTCTAGCCCTGCATTACTACCTCCTGTTCGTGAAGACTGGTAGGAGTCAACGAACTTCAGTAGCTGTTCGCGTGCGTAGTCTGGGTTCTCTTGTAAGAAACGAAGGGACTCTTGATCTACCTCCTCATCAGACTTGCGGTTGTCCTGCATGAGCTTGCTGTTCTTCTCCCTTTGTGTCTCCATGTATTGTGTTCTGAATAGAGACTCGGCTTCATTGATCAAAGCTTCGTGGTCACCCTCTTTACCTAGTGCCAAGCTATCTCTGATGGTCTGGTAGTAAGTTGGGTCAGTGAACATACGGTAAGAGCGTGTGACGTAGACACCTAACGATGCATCAATCTTAATACCCAAGTAGTTGTCTACTCCACCGTCATCCTTAGTGTTGTATGTATTCTTTATGATCTTAGATAGCTCATCAATCAGGTCATTACGCATGACTAGGATGTGCTCAGCTAACTCAGGCGAGGTGCTCTTAATAGTATTGATAGCTTGCTCTTGCTCTACTCTTGTTGAGGCGAGACGTGCATCAAAGGCATCCTTTAATTTGTCAGCGTATCTCTTACGTGCCCCAGCCCTTGCATCTTTGCGTGCCTCTACTTGAGCATCACCTTTAAGGGATTGGTTTTTGTTGATTGCTTTGAGTTCAGCATCAAGTGAGTCCTCGATTGCAGCCCTTATCTCAGGGTCAATGTCAATAGTCATGTTCGTGCCTATAGCCTTAGCAATCACAGAGTGTGGTGCTTCTTCTTTAGAACCGTATGCACTTACGACAAGCTTGTGGAATGTAGTTTCAAATCTTCTTACTGTCTCCTCACCTTCCTTCATCCATGACTGGTATTGCTGGTAAAGTCTAGTGACACGTGGGTCTGCATCACCCATGAACAGACGGCTAATCTTATTGGGTTTAGCATAAGCACCTGATGCTATAGCTGGCATCTCAAATAAGTGGGGGACATGGTCAAAGTCTAGCTTGCTCATGTCCAGACCAAGACCAGCCATGGTGTTCACGGCTGGTGTGTCTACCTCTTCAGCACGCTCCGTAACAGCCTCGTTCATCAAGGCTTCAATCTCCTGCGTCATAGGCTCGTTGCTTATAGCACGCAGCACATTGATGTTATGCTCTGGGTTGTTAGGATCAAACAACTCTACCGTTTTTCCACTGCGGTAGCTTGCCTTGATGCGCCGCAGTTCAGCAGTCAGCCTGATCACCTTGGTGTTAATCAAATCTTTCCTCTTATGTATTGCGAGCCTGTTGACCAGCGCCTTGATAGAACCAAAGATGTATCGACCCAAGACCTTGAATAGTGATGGGTTCGTGCGGTAGAATAGTAAGTCCTCCTCAGTGGTATACCCACGCAGTGCTCGTTGCGACTGCATTCGTAGGTGCTCCTCGACTAGTGTATCTGCCTCCGCCTTTGCTTCATCAGGATTCTCTGACCTAAGCCTAGCGATAGCAGCGTCGGCTTGCTCAGGGGTAGTGTAGTATTCTCTTGCCACCTCGCTCAGTCCATCCATGCCGAGAGCTTTCCCCACCTGTGTTATCTCTGTAGCAGATAGCTGAAGGTAGCTCGCGACGTGGCTCACCTCCTCATCAATGATAGAAAGGAACGTAGCTTCAAGAGCAGTGCTGTTGTTCTTACCGTCTCCTTCAATCTGTGCGACCAGACTAGCTAGACCACGGGGGCTAACGTAAAGCTTGCCACCCTTCATAAACATAGCGTGCTCCTGACCGTGTGGCTTGGGTGTCTGGTTAACGATGACAACCTCAACCTCACTTGGTGTGAATGCGCGAATGAATGGGATAGCGGTATCAGTTATATAATCCGTAAGCTGATCAGCATCCATGTCAGTGTCCCACATCTCCTTCATGATGGGTTGCTTCTTGAACACATCACGTCCCGCATCAACTAGAGGAGGGATGGTATTGGGTGCAGGACGTAGGGTTGTGCCCTCCATAGATGGGGCTATAGAAAGTAGGTTCTTGATTGAGTCAGTGCGTGCTGTGTTATCTTTGATCTTCTCAGCTATAACATTACCAGCAAGAGCCTCTAAGCTAGGTCGGTCGCTTGTTGCTGATGACCTAGCTAGGTCAATCACATCAGTGAGTGCTTCTTGATATGCACTTGCCTCAGTTTCAGTCAGCTTCTTTCCAGCAATAGACCTAAGCATATTGAAGATGGCTTCCACTAAGCGGGGAAGCAAGCCTCTCTGCTTACCTTGTGGTTCGATAGACTTAATGAACGTCTGGAAATCTGGGTTGACTAGGAGGGCAGCTACGAACTCAGTCATGTTCTGTAAGCTATACTCTACTGATGAATGTTTGATACCCTCTTTTTCATACGCAGCCTTTGCTAATTTGTGTAGCCCCTTGAGTCTCTCAACCCCTGCTTTTTGCTGAGCAGTCAACTGTGACGCTGGCTTGCTCAGTGTCTCAGACAGGTAGGCGTGTATGTATTCTTCAAGCAGCACGTTCTCTAACCCGCGACCGTTATACCCTGCTATGTTCAGGCTCACTGTGTGTGACCCGTCGGTTCCTAGGTCATAACGACCACCCGATAAGTCAGACTGCTTGCTCATACGGAAGTCCACACTCTGGATAAAGTCGGGATCTTCAAGCAGTAGCTCAGCAACTAGCTTGTGGTTCTCATTAGCCGAAGTCTGCTTGATTACATTCAACGCTTTGACGACTGATGATGGGTCACCATTAACTAAACCTAATCGCTCAGCATCTGCTGTGTTGGCGATGATAGCATCACCACGCTGCGCCTCAGTGATTGCCGCTTCTGCGTGGTGAGACTGGAGAGTCTTACTCAGGTTGTTGAGGAAGCCCATAGTCTTCACAAGACCTGCCTTCCCTGACACTGGCACACCCCATGCAATTAACTGCTCTTGGTATGGTTTAGCGAAGGTCTCACTCACGTTGTCAGGGAACAGCACATACTTGACAGCATCAACCATGTCACGCTGAGACTCCAATGCATTAAACTTCAGCAGCTTCAAGAAGCTGAGCATGTCAGCGTTGTGCTTGTGCGTAGCATGAGTCACGCTACCCGCCATGGCACTCCACAACATGGACACGTTCATCGTCTCATAAAACTTATCTGGTCTGTGCTGATCTGCGTGGATTGTTGTGCGTAGCATGTCAACAAAAGCACGCTTAGCTTTGGGGTCTGCGTTAATCGTTTCAACTACACTAGCATTAGCCTCCTTAAATCTCTGGTCTAAGAACCGTTGCCCAAGGGTAGCAACTTGTTCCTCAGTCATACCAATGTTAAACCCATCAGTTTCTTCTGTTCCCACCGCATCATCGTCGGTGCGGTCTAGATCGGTCAGGTTAGTTTTAGTTTCTACAACACCAGCCATCCCTTGTCTCTCATACAGAGCGGCACGCTCGGTATCTGTCATCATGTTACCTTCACTATCACCTGAGGTAGAGGTAGCATTTGCTAGTGGATCACGTCCTGACCTCACCTCATTCTGTCCTCTGATCCTGTCACGCACTGTCCGACCAATGTCAGTTAACGAAGGCGCGACACCATCACTCAATCGGTCATGGTTCAACACGTGCTGCTCAAGGTAAGCAAGCACCACCTTCTTGTTCCTCGCTACCTTAGCTTCCGCACTCATGGCTTGGTAGGTGCGTTCTGCTGGGTCGTAGAATGAACGCTGGATTCTCATCCTCTCCCCCAGTACTGCGGCGGCTTCTTCTGTGCTATCGAATTTAAAGAACTCTAAGAATCTATCAACGGCTTTGTCTGTCTTGCCGTTAATTGTCTTGGCAACAAACTTACCTGTCGACTTACCATTCTTTGTCTCCGAAGATATCAACTGCTCCTTTGCAAGCTGTGCCCTGATCCCTGCAAGGTTAACCATGAGAGTATACTCAGCCCACAAACCATTAAGCAGTGGGGCTGAATCAAAGTCATCCATAGTCCTACCTTTATTAGAGGCACGGTTTAACCCGAAGAGTCCAGTAAGGTTGAATGCGGCTTGCCGTGCATTAACCCTTTCCATCTCAGCGCGTCGATCTCTCCGTGATTGTGATTCCCCCTCAATACTTTCTGGGACAGGGTTACCTCCATAGGAATCAAGCCATCGTCTCGCTGATTCTATGAAGCCCTCAAAGGAATCCAGTATTTGGCTTACCTCATATGATTCTTTTGGTGCTTCCAGAATAATGTGGTTACTGTTTTCAGAGTAGGCTTTAGCATCGGAAGCTAGGTTGGCTGCATTAACTCTGAGTGAATCAACAGCTTGTGCGTTAATAGCCTTCACGACCGACGCCGTCTTCTCACTGTATCCTTCATCAGGCATCACGCCCGACAGTCTGGATGAGTGTTGAACTACCTCATAGTTATTACCCTGTCCATTCAATCGAAGCACACGGTACACATTACCCTGCTGGTCATACTTAATAGCTGGGTTGATCTGCGACCGAGTGATGTTGGTGCTATCCTCACCTGTGTTTGTTAAGATAGCTTTAGGTATCTTCACAGGCACGCCACTAAGCAGCATCTCTGCTATGATAACAGGATCATTGTTGAATATACCAGACCCATTTTTGTTGATGAAGTAAGTAGCTTTACCAGAATCCATCAAGCTGATCGAACCATCCTCGTTAACTGCATAGTTAGTCACCTTGCTGTCAGTCTTGACTGCTTGGATACCTTTAGAAAGGTCAGGCTTAAACTTAGGTCGAGTTGAATCCTTTCGTGCTTGAGCGATTGCCTTGAGTTGTGTTGCTGCTGCTCTCTTGGTAGCTGAATGAAGCTCTGGGTCTTGTGAAATTTTAGAGAACACTTGTTCAGCCCTAGTAATTTCATCGTCAGACCACTGCGTCTTAGATTCAAGATCAATCTCATTAGAAAACTTAGTGTCATTCTCCATTAACCGCTGCACCTGTAGCTTTGGTGGTGACCACTCAACATAAGCTGCGGTCTGAGATGCTTTCGCCGCACGCTTCTTTGCCAACTCCACGTTTGATTGTGATGCTTCGACATATGTGCTAGTGTCAATGGTTGGGTATACCTCCGCAATCTTTGAGGATATCACATGGCGGAAATATTTACGCCAACTCTTGATGTCTTCACCTTCAGGCAAGTCAACCTGTGACAAGAAGTCTTTTGACTGAGGAAGCAGCCCTCTGGCTTCACCCTGCCCAATAGTGACGGGGTATCCACTGAGGATAATGTCTCGGATCTGATTGATCTGCCACTGCTGAACCGCTTCAGGCGAGGACAACGCCTGTTCCCCTCGTAGGGATGCTAGTTTCTGAGGAGCACTATCAATCGGAACCAACTCAGCAAGCGCTTCATCAGACAGAGCATCTAAAAGAGCAGCCTCACGCTCGTTGTCGGTGGGCTTATACGGCCATGGCTTGATGTTCTTACCATTGAGATCGTCTTCTGTGGGCGCAGCTTCGGCTGCAAACTCCTGTTTTGGCGGTACAAAATTAGCGTCGTCGGGGTCGGCGGAGGATCTGCTTTGTCTTTCCCATGCGGTAAGAATCCTGTTGGCTTGCTCGGTCTCTTTCTCATCCACCTGTCGTGCTTTCTCCGTGTCCACAAAGCTCGCCTCACCCATGTCTGCTAACTTCGATTGGGCATAACCCATCTGAGTCTGTGCCTCTATGTCAAGGGGGTTAGAACGCAGCCTCTCAACAGCAACTGACTCCAGTGAGCGTAGTTGGTCGGGGTTTGTCAGAGCATCCATACTCTGATTGCGACGAGCTTTACGCACATCCTTTGATGGGTATGCAACTAGAGACGGGTCTTCGGTATTGATGCCAGCGAACTCTTCATTCGGTGAGACACGCTCCATCTCTACTAGGGGTGTGTCGTCCTTACCAACGAGGTAGTATACCTCTCTTGTGTCAGCGTCGGTAACCTCCACGACACGTGTGTCTGTCTCGTCACCTTCAGGCAGCACCGAAAATTCTGACGCACTCATGTTAGCAGTCACCATTTGTAGTGGACCACTAGCGTCTGCTGCGTAATAAACAATAGATGTACCTGCCTTAATATCTTTAGCAGGTATTCTACCATAGGTCTTGGACTTAGTCTTCCTAGTTGACTTGACTTTCTTGACTGGTGTCTCCCCTTCGATATCCTCACCTGCTTCTCCGTTGTCTAGTTCAGCACCACTTTCAGTAATTGTAGTCTCTGTCTGCTTAGCGGGTTTAGCTACCGCTTTAGCTTGTTCTTTGGCTTCCTCCAAAGTTGCCTTCAAGCTTGCAGCCTCTTCTCTAAGTGGTGCGATCTCTGCACCAAGCTCAGCGACTTGCCTATAAATTTCTGGGTCGTCCGTCCAGTGCTTCCTCTCTGTTGGCTCAACCTCAGTGTCAGTTTGCGCAGTTGTATTGGCATCCTTTAAGGCATTATGCTTCTTTCTTAGGCGAGCGAGTTTAGCATTAACGGACTTGAGATTCTTCCTCACCTCATCCATCGCAGGGGCAGCAGCTTCTGGGACATCTTCCTCTTCAGCCTCAACTTCCTCTTCAGTCTCCGCCTCGGCTGCTACGGGTTTAGCTGGAGGGGTGTCTTTTCCAGTCTTCGTCTCTAAAGGATTAGTCTCCTCATTAAGCTGAGCGTTTACATCTGCTTGGTCTACGCCTGTTTCCGCTTCATTCTGAACAGCCTCATCCAACTCATTAATTAACGTAGCCCTCTCATCTTCTAGAGCTAGTACGACACCTTCGTCAGTCTCCTTCTCAAGATCAGCAGTGATGTTATTGATGTCTGACTCAATGGTGGGGATAGGTCTAAAGGCAGGAGCTTCATCAGTTGGAACCTCGTCTTTAATATTTTTAGATCTTTTTTTACTCTGCTCCTGCGTGACTTCTTCCTCCGCTAGTCTCGCTGTCTCACGTTTCTGAGACATCAGCTTGCTGTCATACGCTGGTATGTCTGGCGCCGAGTCTCCACGAAGCTCTGCTATTTTATTCTCAGCGCGTGTGTAGTCAGTGTATTCTCGTTCTGATAATTCCCACAGTGGTGTGCCAGCCTCAATCTTTCTTTCCCCCAGTATTACATCCATGCGTGTGCTTTCACCCATGGGTTCGGTTTGCACCTCCCTCATCCTACGTTGGAAAGCATAGGTTCTTTGCTGCTCGGCACTGAGGTCACTAATTGGGGTGTTCTTAGGGATAGGCGCATCACCCGTAGGCATGTCAAAGTCCGTTACACCTGACAACTCTGCTAGCTCATCAGGCGTAGCGTTCTGCGCTTCATTCAAAGTCTGCAAGTTCTTCTTGACGATGCTGTGCGCAGACAACCTGTCTTCATATAAGACGTCTTTATTTCTTGCACTGGAGTTGAGTATCCCACTGACAACATCAGCAGAGAGAGGACTACCTTTATCACTCAACCTCTTCGTAAGCTCGTTAGTGAAGTCAGCCTCGATTCTGGCTCCCTTGTTCGGGTCTAGTGCGAGTGCTTTGTTTGCATTTGCAAAAGCACCCACTCGCTGCACGACGGGAACACCTGCACCAATGATTCCACCAACCTGAGCGGCGTGGAATGACTGCAACATTCTATCTAAGAAAGGTGTTTCCTGATCCGTGGACGCATCAATCACTAACCCATTTACAAACTCGTCAATACCCTCCTCTAAACCTTCCTCAATAGCTCCTGTAGCAGACTCCTTGAGTCCCTGTACAGACAGTAACCTATTTTTCTTGATGAGTTCCGTCATCAAACCAGAGGCTACCTTGTTAAATACTCCCTTAGACATTGGCTCACCACCACGGGACAACAGAGGTCCCATCACTGTCCGAAGCTGGCTTGCAGTGGCTCCATTCAAGAGAGCATCATCAATACCACCAAAGCCAAACATACCGAATGCGCTAGTCAGTAGACCTGTGAATGCACCCGCTTGCAAGGCTGCCCCCATAGCAATATCGTTCTTTTCCTCTTCACCCATGTCTTCATACAGACCATCAAGCTGGTTATAAACGGTTCCATATGTAGCTCCTGCGGATCGGTTGGCAGCAGGAAGGGCTACCCCCACCTGTGCCGCATACTTACCAGTGAATGTTTTATTGTATGCCTTAATTGCTTCGACAGCACTACCGTCTTTGAGTGCCTTAGCACCTCCCGTGATCTTGTTAGTAAGGGCGAGACGCTCAGCAGCCTCCTCAACCCCTTCGCCAATCTTTGGCATGAACGCCCTTGTCTTTATGGTCTTCCCGAACTGCCGTGCGTAAGAGGCGGTGAACGCTTTGGACTGTACGAACTTGGAAGCTGCACCTTTGATACCAGCCTTAGCTGCACTCATCGCTGCGTTGCGAGCAGCAGAAGCACCCACTGCGTAGGCAACACCACCCGCTCCACCAGCGTGAGCCGTGCCTACTGCCAGTGCTGTCGACACAGCCATGTCAGCCAACATTGGGGCAAGAGTCTCGGCTACGTCTCGCGTCATCCCGTATTCATTTCCATACATGCTCGCAACCTCGCGACGAACCATGGAGTCTTCCGCATTCTTCTGGAGTACACCCTTCCCCCACTCAGAGTCAAACACTATAGCAGGTATGGCTGCTCCTAATCCTTCATAAGCCTCAGTTATGGATGCACCAATCCCAGACCAGAAGTCACTGGTTTGGTTGTAGTTGTCTGGGTCGGACATGTACTCTGTGAGTATATCCCGCTTCTTCTTACCTGCGGCAAGACCAGCATCTCTATGCTTATTCCACTTATCTGCGTATTTACTCTTAGACAGGATCTCACCATAAGAACCGTAGTTAGCAGTAATAAAATCTTCTCGGCTCTGAACAAGAGCCTTGATTTGATCCTCCCCCAGTTCTGGGTGTGCGAGTAATGTTGCTCTAAACACCTCATCATTTACTGCGGCGGCAGGGTGTAGCACAGGGTCATTGTATTGAGACAACAGCAGATTACTGCCTACGTCAGCGTCGCCAGCAGCCTTGACTTCTTTTTTGTACAAGTTCTGCTTCTTGATGTTTTCCGTCGCTGCTACTTTAAAGTCTTCGAAATCTGGTAACTCACCCTTGTCCAAGAGACGTGAGTATTCTAGGTATTGGTATAACTCTGCTAGCTCTTTGTCTGCGTCCTCGCCGTCCTCAAGCTTCTCATTAATGACATCCATCTTCATGATGGTTGCCTCGTCGTTCATACCACCACCCTCTTCGTCTCTACTAGACATCACAGACAACATCCTGTCTGTCTTAGATAGCGCAGCACGTTTGTATTCAGGCAAGGCTGATCCTCTTTGCTTCTGGAAAAGAGACCCCGCAAACCCTGAGTCTGAAGGGGACAATGAGCCATTAGCAATAGAGATTTTTACAGCGTCAGCGTAAGACATGCCATCAAGCATCTTTCCGCCTTTGTAATATTCTTCCCCTGTTTCCTTATCACGTAACCGCGCCATGGGCGTAGCTCCTGAGTCCACAGCATACTGTAAAGCTTTCTGGTAAGCGTCTCCGTTTATGAGAGCGAGAGCTTGTTCTTCGTAGGAGGATGCGCGGTCTAATACATCAGCGTCTTCCGCAACGTCTGACGTTGCCTGACCGAGAGCCTCATTGTTCCGTAGATATTTCTCAGCAATGTTCCACTCCTCCGAGTCCTCGTCATAGTAGTTTTGAATATACCCTAGTTTTTTGTCTAAGGGTGTGTCGTTACCGAACGACATCATTTCTTCCACAGCCTCTGGGTCGTCGAGATCCACAAAGCCTCCCTCACTTAATGATGTGATGACACCCTCCTGAATGTAAGACTCAATCTTCCCACCCTCTTCGGGGTTGTCAAGAAGCCCAGCTTCTAAGTAACTATTGCGGACGTAATCCCCATATTGAGATCTACTCTTAGCATCGTCGACATCAGCATTGGTTTCTGCTGCCCACGTGGAGAAGGAGCTAAAGTCTACGGGCTTGCTTTCGGGGTCGTCATAAACTCCCAGTGGTCTTAATTGTGTTCTTTGTTCAGGCATAACTGAAACGGTTTGGTGTATGTGTTATTGAGTAAAGCCGCCTTGGATGCGGTCTTGCTCGGTTTCGGCTTGGGTTCTTATTCCCAAACCTGCGGCTCGATCTTTCTTACGTTGAAGTTGCGCGACCCTCTTAGCAATCTCTGCTTTCATGCCACGAACATCTTCTGTTTCTTTAAATTTGGATATCTCTGTCTCTGTGAGACCAGAGTTCCTCGCTAGCTCGTCGAGGATTTCAAGGTCTGATTTACGCCAACTTCCGCCCTGTTTAGGTTGATAATCTTCTTCATTGTCCAGAGCTTGCTCCTCTATCACTTCGTCCCGAGTCATTGGCTTGATGCCTCTGAGACTAGTTATTACTCCTTTAGCCCAAGCTGACTGCTCCTTAGCAAAACCAACAGCATCTTTATTGCCCCGCGCGTCTGCTGTCGCAGCGTCAGTTGCCCTCTTGATATCAGAGCTAAGCACATTGTTTGCCCCATCCAACATAGTCCCAGCCACTTTGTTATTAGCGACCAAGAAAGGATACCGTAGGGCAAGAGCACCAATTTCTGCTTGCTTAGAGTATGGGTCAAGTTCTTCATTATCCATGACACTGTAGAGATCCTCCATTAGAGATGGCATCTTATCTATGGAGTCACGCTCACGCTCAGACTTGTCCCTCATATCCTGAAGACGCTGGACATTTATCTCGTAGTCTAAGTCGCGTGCTCTTTTTTTATCGTAGGCATCTATGACCTTCATGCTTTCAAGGTGGGCGGCATCCACCTCACCCCACCTCTCAGCCATCCCCGCAACTTCGCGGTTGTTCAGGCCACTGTCTCGCCCAAAGAACTCCCCCCTTAAAGGGCTGATATCATCCTGAATGTTAAACATTATCTTATTAGCTTCATTGCAGACTGAGCATTCATGCCAGACTTCAAGTGCTTTTTATACTGCTCAAACTCTGCGTCACTTAGTGTGCTCATAGCTGCGCGCTTAGCCGCGTCTTCTTTTGCCAAGAAGTCTTTACTTATTCCAGCATAATCTTTCGGTTTCCTAGAACCGAACTTTCTATTGCTTACAATATCCATTGCGGTTTTCTGGCTTCTGCTTAACCCAGAGTTGGCATTCCCACCAGCACCACTGCCGTAAGCAAATATACCAGCACCAGCGCCTTGTCTCCTGTAAGCATTTGTTCGATCATCATACCCCGAATAAGAAGGCGCTCTGTTTCGGCTCCTGCTTCCACCGCCTCCCCCACCGCCGCTGCCTCCCCCACCGTAGCCGTAGCCACGGGCTGCGCCTAGCGCACGATTGCGTGCTTCTTCCTGCTGTCTCCACGCCTGTGAGCGGATGTTTGGTGTGGTTGATTTGTCCTGCATGTATCTCATGTAGGCATAGTTGGCTGCTTGGGTGTTGCCTGAGGCACGTGCTTCTTTGGCTAACTTCTTCCACTTACTGTAGCTAGGTCCGACTGGTTTCGCAGGGTCACTTGTGCTCCCTGTCCACAAAGAACCAGAACCACCCAACGGCCTCTGCGAGTCGGAACCCGGCATGGGTTTGGGCCTCCCGCCTTGAGGATAAGTTGGTCTATACGAACGACCTCCACCTCCAGACGTTGACTTCTTCCCACCCCCGAGATATTTCTGGGTGTATGTGTTAATCTGCTCTGGTGTCAGCCCCATGGAATGACCACGCTTATAAAACTCAGCCCGTTGCTGGGAAGTTGCTTTGGCTGGGTCGAAGCGTGCGCTTTGCAAATCTACAGCAAAGGCTTTGCGCTCGCCAATCTGTATTCTGCGCTTCTCATTTTCATTCACCATGCCCTCCATCATGCGAAGCTCGCGTGCTGTTGGGGCACGTGACTTACCTGTACGGTAGTCGTAAGTTGGTAAGACTTTTGCTTGGTTAAAATACTGAGCATCACTTTTGGGTGTGGTAGATTTCAGCTTTGGTTTAGGCTTGTTGCCTTTTTCTGGGGCTGCACCCGTACCCTCTACTTCCACCCCTGCGCGTGGCGCGTCAAAGAAGGCTCCCTTGTCTAGAATCGCTTGGTATTCTGGTTCTTGTAAATTAGTTCCTGAGGATGGCTTATCCTTAGCTGCTGCTGCTGCTGCCGCTGCTGCTGCCGCTGCTGCTGCCTCCTCTGCTGCTTTCGTTTTTGCAGCCTCTTCTTTTGCCTTTCTCTGCGCGGGAGTATCCTTAGGGGTAGGTTTTCTCGCGTTGGGGTCAAGTGTGTGCCAGTTTGGTGCGTAAACAGTCATCTTTATTAAATGTTAAATATGCTTCTAATCCTATTAAGGATGCCATCATCCTCTTCTTCATCTTCTTCTGCTGCTGGGTCTGCTTGTTGTATGTCGAAAGGGTCGGTAGATGGAGATTCATTTGCAATACCCTGTGCAGTTTCCTGTACTTGATTTGATACAGGGGTCTGCCCTGTAGGTGGTTCAATAACACCAGAGTCCTCAGCTTCATCCTCTTCTACTGTGGCTAAACGCGGCGTGGGATCAGCAGGAGTTTGGATTCTCTGTAAGAGCGGATTGCGTTGCTGCCTTTCTGCCGCTGCACTTTGCACATCAGGATCCAACTCTCTTGCTGAACCGATGGATCGAGCAGAGTCCAGTTGGTTGGCTCCCTGTACTTTCACAGCTTGTCTCTCCCTTGCAAATTCAAGGATTTGTTGTTGCTGTCGCAATTTTTTTAGTTCGTCATCTAGGCTTGGCATATCAACTTGAATAGTAGTGGGGCAATCTTACCTAGATTACATTGTAATGACAAGGATAATGTTAAGGCAAGTAGGCAGACTCGTTGTGCAGCGCTTGTTTTAAACCCTTGATACTCCGAGGAGGTCTGCGGTATCCCTTGGTCAGGTCAGCTTCCCTTGGCTCCAAGGCTATAAGCCCATGACGCTGTCTGGCGAGGTCTAAGGCTAGGAAAGCAGCATCTGCAAGGTCGGGGCTTTTACCAATACGGGCTTTGAACTCTGGTTTAGACTCAATGCGCACCTTTAGTGAGCCTGTTTTAAGTAATTCGTATGTTCTCCCCACAATTTCTTGGGCAAGATCATTACTAAGACCATACAACTGGCGCGTTCTAATCAATTCTTTCCCTACGAACCAAAGCTCTGACACCCTGTTCGTATACATCTCAACACCCGTCATCTGCGAGTTAACGCTGACCCTCTTCTCCGATGGCTTCCCCCCAAATATAACCCTCAAAAACCTTGAAGACCACTCACCTGCGAGCACATCGCAGAATGATGCCCCTGCTCCAGTAGCGTCTACAGCAAGATCATCGGGGGCTATGCCTTCGCGCTCACATATCTTCTTGACCTGCTGAACAATCTGGTAAGTGCGTGGCACAGCCTTATTTGTTGCATCATCGTTAAGCTGGAAGTAATCCCCAATCTCAAAAACGTAGTTGCCTTTATCGTCTAGCCCAACATAGCCTGTATACAGGATTGTTCTGTCCCCGCCGTTGGTAAAGGCAGGGTCGAGTCCTGCCACTTTCGTGGGGGTTGATGCCCAAGAGACTTTATTCATGCAGCCACTCTGCGTCAGTTCTGTCTCTGAGTATATGCCCTCATCTTCGTCCGCATCATAAAACACGGCACGAACCATTCGCATATAACCACGCGATGACTCTCCAAGAAGAGCACGCTTCTCATTAATTTGATCAAGGCGAGGCAAAAACGGATACACAACTTCCCCCGCTAAAATGTTGGGGCTGCGCTCACCGTCGAGACGAATGTATTTTCCTCCCCATTTGGTACGCCACCCATCATCGACGTTAGTGTCAACAGAGTCCCACCCATCTTCTGGCTCCGACCAGACCCCAAACGCATCAAACTTAGAGGATGGGTTAGACATCCCGATCATACTGAAGTCAGGGTTAGCTGATAAGTTTGTAAGACCTGCGTGGACTACAGCCTCAGATATTTCTGATAGCTCGTCTCCTATGACAATAACGTGCTTATTCTTAATACCAATGAATTTACCTACAGCTTCACGTGTTCTGCTTTTCTCTGCGGCAATGAGTGATAAACCACTCTTTTCCAGCAATGTCCCTTTATCAGTGACATATGCGACGTTGCCTATTGAATCCCGTATCTTGAACGGCATATCCTCAATCACGGCAAGCAGAGTGATCACTGAACCCCAAATCCTTTTCCGTGCCTCACGGAGCGTGGTCGAGGTAATGAGAACCAAGGTGTCCTGAGGTCGAGCAAGGCAGTTCACAATTCCCCAAGCAGCCATAGTGTGTGATTTGGAGGAAGAAGCAGCACCACCAACAGCTACGAACTTGTTCTGAATACACGTCTTAATGATCTGGTTTGCCCAAGGGTTCCTCTGCATTAAGGCATCAGGAAGATCAGGTCTATTCCACATAATGTCACATATGCGCCAGAAGTAATACTCCCGTGCCGAATCAAGGTGGTGGTTCCCAAAGCCGTAGAGAAGGGCAGTGAGCAAACTTGTCGGCGGGATGCTCATCCCCCCAATGTCCATCTTCGTAGTCGAAGGCTGGATGTATGGCTCAAACTTTGGGTCAATCTTTGTTTCCATTTATTGTTGTCATGGGTGTCGCAGTAAGTATAATGTAAATACAGTGAGCGACAATAAAAATAAACAACTTCGTAAATGCAAGAAGAAGGTAATGCTGCCGCGAGCTTTGTATCTATATGAGCAGGACTACTCGCTCTCCACAATCTCAGAGCAATGCGAGGTTCATATCTCTACGCTACGTAGATGGCTCCGCGACGCTGGTGTCCCTCCCCAGAAAAAAGGTGAGCGGAACTTGACGGGGAAACCACTAGATGCAGCTAAAGTTTTTGATGGGACAGAGCACTTGAAGAACCCCATTGCTGTAAAGGAAGCAGCGCTAGCCGCTCAGGTAGAAGAGGAGGAGAGGCTTGATACAATAGCAGCAGCCCAGTCTAGTCCTGCTGACCAGTATCAAAGCTACATGGCGAGTAATGCAGTGAAGCTAATGCGTGATGGTATTGCCCGAATGAGACCCCCCACCAATGTCAGAGAGATGGAGGTGTTGGACAAGATTGCACGCCGTCACTTTGGTTTAGACCAACAAAAAGGAGGCGGAGCAAACTCGCTGTCTATAGACATCAACATCCTCAACAATGCAGCGGCAGCAGCAGCCGACAAACCTAAGACAACCCATGATATCGACATATAATAGATCTACAAATCGGCAGCTTTTCCCTGTCAGAACAATTGAAAAGCCAGCCATGGTAATTCTCTCTGTGCCCACGAAGGAAGGAGACTTTCGTTTCACACTCAGCCAGATTGATAAAAGGTTTGCGCGAGTCGTGCCTAGCACATGGCAAGAAATTTGTTTTATCCGATCCTTAGACCATGGACATAATGTGTTTGCTCCATGGGATGGTGATGGTGTGCTGGTGATGGAAGAGTTCCTACCACTTCTATGATTGTTGGTGTTGATAATGGATCTTGCTCTGGGGCTATGGTAGCCCTCACTGATGATGGCGAGGTTCTTGGTTACACTAGACTACCTGCTTACAAACCCAAGAAGCAGCCTAAAGAGCTAGTCTTAGAGGAGTTTGTGGAGTGGGTGAAAATGTGGGAAGAGCCTGTGTCACTTGTGGCTGTGGAGCGACCCCTTACTTTCTCTAGATCGGTTCAGGCAATGAGGTCAATGGCTCTTTGCTATGGTCAAATACAGGGTTTGTGTGCGGGTTTAGGGTGGAGACATGAAGGGATAGATGTGAGAGCATGGCAAAACGCTATGCTTGGCTATTTCCCAAAAGGGCAGTCGAAGCGAGCAGCCCTCCGCAAAGCTAGGCAGCTAGCGCCCAGTGAAAAATGGTGCTCGTCACGTGGCAATAAACCCCATGATGGTATTGTAGATGCCTATTTGATAGGGATGTATGCCCTAGAGAAAAAAATATAGAAAGTTCTTGAACACCGCCAGCGGATAAGGCATGGTCTCTTCAGTGAAGCAACTGTTCGATAGACAATCTGAGGCGTGTAACTTTTTTAAGGACGTGCAGAGTAAAGGGTTTAACACCTTGGATACCAGCGATGCTGGTACAGGCAAGACTGTGGTAGCTGCCCACCTCGCCAGTTCATCTAAGCGACCTGTGGCTGTCTTATGCCCCAAGCAAGTCATACCTGCATGGGAGCGGGAACTCGCAGATGCTGAAGTAGAGCCGTTGTTTGTTTTGAACTATGAGAAAATAAGAACAGGCAGGACAAAGTGGATGACAAAGAAAGGCAAGATGCTTATGACTTGGCATCTACCTGCGGACGTTATCATATTAGCTGATGAGATACACAAGTGTAAAGGACCCTACACGCAGAACTGCCAGCTTATTGTCAGCCTAGTTGATCAGGGATTCTCAGTTCATGGAATGTCAGCTACAGCCGCAGAAGACCCGACAGAGATGCGGTCGCTCGGTTATATGCTAAGGCTTCACAGCTTGCAGAAAGCTACTGAAGGTAAGAAAAACTGGTACTCTTGGATGAAGCAGTACGGCTGTGATCAAGACTTTTGGGGCAAGTGGTATCTCAAAACGAGATCAAGCCTAGCACAGCTAAAGCCACAGTTGTATGGAGTCTCTACCGAGCGCCTTGCTGTAGCTGATTTGCCTGATGCCTTTAGAGAGAACAGGATTTTTATTGAACCTATTGAGTTTAAAAACTTGGCAAAGATCAAGTCTGCCTATAAAGACTTAGGCATCACTCCTGAGATCCTAAAGGAATACATTGAGACGGGTTCCGTGGAACATAGTGATCACGTGGTTGTTAATATCATGAAAGCTAGAGCGCTATCAGAGATACTCAAAGTCCCAGACATTGTTGAAATGGCTGAAGACCTCATATTAGAAGGCATAAGTGTAGTCATATTTGTCTCATTCAGAGCGACAGTCGAAGCACTATGCACGAAGCTAGGATGTGGTGCTATTGAGGGTGGGAGGAAAGACAGGCAGCAGGTGATTGATGATTTTTGTTCTGACCGCACACACTGTGTGGTTGTGAACACGGCTGCGGGAGGTACTGGAATATCTCTACACGATACACGTGGGGAGAGACCTCGCGCTAGCCTCATAAGCCCACAGTGGTCGGCTAAAGACCACATACAAGTGCTAGGACGCATACACCGCAACGGTATGAAGTCTGACGCTCTCCAAAAGATCTTAGTTGCAAATGATAGCGTGGAGGAAGTTGTTATGGAATCCATGCAACGACGTCTGAGCAACCTAGACTGCATGAATAGCAGATAAACCAAAACCAAAACATAAACTAAAACCAAAAACCATTATGCCAGAAAAAGAAATCGAACTAAACGACTGCCTTGCAAACTGTAAGTTCAGTAAAGCTCTGTTAGCCTTCATGCGTGATCTACGCGATGCCGTAGGTGACACAGATGCGGACTCTGAAATGACCAACGATGAGCTACTCGCTTTAGTGAAAAAACTAAAAGCAGCATCCGATGCCAGCTAAGCAGCCGCACGCTGACAGGGGACACGCTGAGTTCAGCCCCAGCCAGTTAAAGTACATCGCTTCATGTGCGGGTTTTCAAGGACGCAGTGGTACAAGTGCCGCTGCTGAGATGGGAACCCGCATCCACGAAGCGTTAGAGGTGCGTGACCCAAGCGCACTACATAACGAAGAGGAGCTTGATCTCTACACACGATGTGCAGAGATGGAAGATGATCACTTACTTGAATCATTCCCTAATTTAAAACTGATAGATGATTATCACGAGGTCTTCCTCAAGATTCGTCTTGATGGGTGTGAGACATTTGGTACATGTGACCGTCTGTCCATCTCCGAGGATGGTAAGTTTGCCGTTCTCGCTGACTACAAGACAGGCATCAGCCTAATTGACCCACCACACAGCAACCAGCAAGCAATGGCTTACACCCTAGGTGTGTTCCAGAAACACCCTGACATTGAGCGTATTGAGTTTGCCTTCTATGTGCCACAAAGATCAAGCGACCCTATTGTTGGGTCATTTGATCGGAGTGAGATGTCAGTCCTGACTGAGGTTCTTAGCCGCATCATCAAGGAAGGTGAGCGTGTCCGCCCTCAGTGGGGTGGTGGTCAATGCCCAGATGCTTCTGACTGCACACCCACTCAGTATTGTAGGTTCTGCCTCCACGAAGACCGATGCCCATCTTTGGGCGGCTTAGTCCTAGATGTGGCGTCCAACCTGAAGAGGCAAGACTTCACCAATATTGACATCGAGTCCGTTGAAGACCCCGCAGCTATCGAAGAGCTATGGAACATTTCAAAGATCGTCGAGGCATGGGCTAAACGCTTACGCACAAGGGCAGTCGATATGGCAAAAGATGGGATTGAGTTCCCATCCCTGCGCCTTATCAGCATGGGAGCACCTAGCAAGATAGTGAGCAACAACAAGTTGCTTGATATAGCTGAAGAAATGGGTGTCGACTCCTCCGAACTCCTAGAGCTAGCCGCATTCCCAGTCACCAAGTCAGCTAAACTGGTCGGAGACCAAGCTGAGAAAGGTGAGAAAGGCGAGCGAGCTACAGAATTTCTGGATAAATGCAATTCCGCAGGTATCCTCGAAAAACAAAAGGAGAGATTTACTCTCCGCTAACAACTAAAAATAAACCAAGAAACCATAAAATTATGTCCGAAGAACTAATCGTAAAAAACGAAACAAAGGAGTCTCCTCTGGAGATAAGTGCTAACCTAAACAACATGCACATTGACAAAGAAGATATTGACCTGCCACGCCTGAACATCATGCAGAAGACCTCTGACATGGACTTTGAGGTTGGGTCACTGGTCATTGACAAGATGCATGAGATTACACAACGTGATATCAAGATTGATTGTGTTGTACTCAGCGCCGCCAAAATGTGGCGTGAGAACATCCCCTTCGAAGTTGAAGAGATGCCTGAGATCAGGTATACCAAAGAAGAGGCAAGGGCACTGGAGATAGAGAGTCAGTATGGCGTGATTGAGTTCGCGGAGATCACTCTTTTGTTCCCCGAACCAGAAGGCGACAGTAACCCCGAAGTCTACGACTTCCCTATTGCAGATAAGAGATACGCCATGGGGCGCATCAACGTGCAGAAAGACGGCTACAAGAACACATACAAGCGCCTTACGCGATTTGCTCTGTTCAACCCCACAACCCCTATTAACAGTCGCGTCTGGCAATTTGAGACCCAGTTGATGACACGGGGTAAGCATAGCTGGTTTATCCCTACGTTGACGGCAACGGAGGAGCACGTAGAAGAGCCTGTTGGTGACTTTGCAAACACCTTTTCCCTCTAAAGAAATGGACGCTGTAACGACGATCAACGAAGAGATTGCCACGATCTGTGAAATGCGGAGCGAGGTTGAAACACAAATCGAAGGCTTGGAACGTACTCTTGAGCGACTCAATGTTCTTGAGTCTGCTTTCGAGATAGCTGTATCTAGGGTCGATAAGCAGGGAGAACTTCCGCTTACAGTAGACCTTACAATATCCTAAACACAATATCCTAACCGAAGGAGTGCAACCCGCACCTTGAAAAGGGTGCGGGTTTTTCATGTCCAGACATAACAAACGACACAACTATAATGAATATTTACGCATTAGACTACGAAACATACTACGATAAAACATGCTCCATTAGAACGCTTGGGGCACTCGGCTACTTTTCACACCCAGATTTTGACTGCTACATGGTCTCCGTTGTCGGAGATAATGGGTTCAAGTTCGTGGGTCACCCTGATAAATTTGACTGGGGGATGCTGGCTGACAGCGTTGTCCTTTCCCATAACGCATCATTCGACCAAACCCTTTACAAATATGGGGTCACGAAAGAATGGTGGCCAGAGGTTGATTACGCCGCATGGCACTGCACAGCAGATCTGGCAGCTTACTGTGGGTTGCCCCGCAACTTGGCAGGAGCATCTGAATCTGCTCTAGGTATTGCACCCGACAAATCGACCCGCTCTGCTATGATGGGTAAGCGATGGGAGACTATGGAGCAAGACTTCAAAAAAGAGGTGGAAGACTACGCTCTTATTGACTCAGAACTCTGCCTTAAATTATGGGAAGAGCTACACGACTCATGGCCTCAACAAGAACAGAATATTAGCCGCATGAATAGAGAGGTTATGCATAACGGAATCCCTATTGATCTTGAACTCCTAGCAGAATACCAATCAACTATCAAACAACGCCTCTTTGATGCAGAGTCCTGCATACCTTGGATAGGAGAAAAACCAACACTGTCACGCAAAGCGTTTAATGAACAGTGCCGCAGCCTAGGCATTACACCCCCAACCTCTCTAGCCAAAACAGATGTCGCGGCGCAAGAGTGGATTAAGAAGCACGGAGAGAAGTATAAATGGATTCAGGCGGTAAGTGAGTGGCGGCGCATTAACTCGCTGATGAAGAAGTTACAGGCAATAGAGAATGCGACTATGCCTGATGGTAGATACTACGGAAACATTATGTATTGGGGTGCTCACACAGGACGTTTCAGCGGGGGAGGGGGGAACCTTAACCTCCAGAACCTGCCACGCAAAGAAATGTTTGGTGTCGACCTGCGTAAGCTCATTAAAGCACCCGAAGGGAAGCGTCTTATCGTTGCCGACTTAGCTCAGATTGAGGTTAGAACTCTACTATGGTTGGCAAAAGACACCAGAATGCTGAAGAACGTAGCTGAGTCTGATGACATATACGAAACGTTTGCAAGAGAGATGGGTCTTTGGACGAAAGATAAAAACATACCATTGAAGTCAGATCCAGATCTGAGAGCCAAGGTAAAGGCAGTGGTTCTTGGTGCGGGGTTTGGTGCGGGTAGTAAAGCATTCTCTGCTGCTTATGGTATCCCAGAGTCTGAGGCAAATACTCTGCTCGCGGTCTATAAGAACTCCTTACCTAAAGTGTCCGCGCTATGGCGCACTATTCGATCTAATATAAACGGATGTTTTTTTGAGGGGCACACCGCAGAGTATGCGGAGGAGCTACCTCTTAGGTCTATTCGCTATGGAAAAATGACCAAGATTAATAGCCCTAGTCACGGCTACTCAAACATTCATGCAATCCTTATGCGCAATAGTCGTAGAACCCCTGTCCGAATGTGGCATGGGCTTGTCACAGAGAACCTTGCGCAGGGTCTGGCGAGGGATGTATTTGCTGACATAATGCTGAGACTGGACGAAAAAGGGCATAAAATATTGTTTCATGTCCATGACGAAGTTATTATAGAAACCGATGAGGAAGTTGCTGCCGACCATATTGAAGATGTGATCAACGTGATGCGAACGCCTCCAGCGTGGATACCAGACATACCCTTGGATGCAGAGGGCAGCATACTAACACACTATGAGAAATAAGAAGCAATGAAATATTACTATATAAAGAACTTGAGGTCTAGAGATGTAACGACTACCCCCGACATATCTAAAGAAAAAAGCACTACACCATCATTCACAATAAAGCCTAAATACAGGACGTGGTGCGCCAACGAGAACACAGACCATGTATTCTACAGCACTGTAGAGGGGTGTCAGGCGTCAGAAAGAGTTGCTCATGATAACCCGCCCCGTATGATCTATGGTGTGGTGGGTGACTATGATGCCGCAGTGGACTGGACAACAGTCGAAGACAAACTAAGCAAGCTGGACGTACCACCAACATGGATAACAAAGACATGGTCTGACTATATGAGACTGGTGTGGGAATTTGAAGCTCCCGTGCCTACCACTGAAGACCTATGTAGCCCTTTCATGAAGGAGATATCACTGGCTCTAGGCATGAAGAAAATACATGCTGGGTTAGATTCATCTTCACTGAAGCCTACTCAGTATTTCGAGCTTGGTACGCAGTGGCGAAAGATTGGTGTGAGTGTCCCCTCTACTATCACACAGACTTCAATGCTGAAAGCAGCATCAGTCAAGCCACCCCAGTCTAATGACACAGCGATACCTATAGGTGTGTTGGCAGCAGAAGTAAAAGAAAGATTCCCTGATAGATGGAAGACTGATTTCGAGGTTGGTCAGCGTGGTCCTCTATTCTGGATTGATGACGGTATCGAGCGAGAAGGTTGTCAAGTATCCGAGGATGGTATGGTATGCTACTCTGATCGTGCGGGTAAGGGCTTTCTTAGCTGGAGAGAAATCTTTGGCAGCCAGTTTGTAAAGGACTATGAGAACCAGAAAATGGGTAGTCTACTTGACGAATATTGGTATAACGGGAAGAGCCACTTTAAAATCCTCTATGATCAAGCCGTGTCTATCAACGAACAACAGCTTGTCAGGGAGTTAAAGCAAGCTGGCTTTAACAGTAGGCGTCAGAGAGGGAGAGCAACAACTGAGGTAGAAGATGCAATCCTTACAATAAACAATGTCAACAGGGTTAATGATATTGCTCCTGTGATATTCTCTAAGGAGAGGATTGTACACTACAACAGTAATCGCATCCTGAATACAGGACACATCAACCCTATTCACCCCTCTAAAACCAGCGACCCAGTACACTGGCCTTTTCTAAACAAGTGGCTTCGTCAGTTGTTTGAGAACTCAGGGGATAGACCAACCATAGATTATTTTCTTGCGTGGTTGCAGAGGTTCTATGTCGCGGTAACAACACCCACACTGACACAAGGGCAAGCACTCTTACTGGTCGGTCCGACTAACCGTGGGAAGTCGCTTCTATCTAATAAGGTGATCTCTGCACTCGTAGGTGGTTTTGCTGATGCGAGCGAGTATCTGAGTGGGGCTAGCGTTTTTAACAAAGACCTTGCGAGGGTAGCTGCATGGGTTGTTGATGACACGACATCAGCAGCGCAGTTTCAGGATCAACTGAAAGCAACTGAGCTAATCAAGCGTGCTGTAGCCAACCCAAGAATGGAGTATATGGCGAAGTATGCTGACTCCATGTCACTACCGTGGACGGGTAGGGTAGTCATGTCACTAAATATGGACGCGAACTCACTGTCAGTCATCCCTGCGCTTGATAGCTCTAATAGAGATAAGATCATGGCTCTTCTTATATCAGAAGACTCGACAACTAGTTTCCCCCCTAATCATATTTTAGAGGCAACCATAGCACAGGAGCTACCACACTTTGCAAGTTGGCTGCTTGAATGGGAGCCTCCAGAGGAAGTGCTCGTAGGAGCTAGGTTCGGGGTAAAGAGCTTTATTGACGAGAAGATTGCCAATGCCGCATACGATAACTCTAGCCGCAGTAGTGTCGCAGAGCTTGTCGACTTCTTCGCGCGTGGCGTAAGAAATGTATCCGACGAAGGAAGAGTCAACTGGTCAGGGACTCTTACGGAGTTTCTGAATGGGCTACTCAACCTCAACGAGGGTAGGCACGTAGGTCGCTCAAACAACCCAGAGTTTATACGTCGAGGACTCTCTTCGATGGAAGAAGCTACTAAATCCAACCCTCTTGTGCGACCAGTGTGGTCAGTGAGTACAGGGGGTGGCACAATATGGTATATCAATATTGAGCACAAGTACGACATTCATGAGCTAGAGAAGCTCCTGTCTACATCAAGTTATGCACTGCCGTAGCACCTGCACCGACTGGATTAAACTTCACTGTGGGGCGAGCAGCCCCACGGTGAGCATCCATCTCATCTTCTAAGAGCATCTTACATGTGCCCCAGTGGTAGTTGGCACGCTCAACATCAGCGTTATCTTCAGCAATAAACCCTAGGAGACCGTGCTTGATAACGTTAAGATTCCCTAAATGAACAATGTCGTTCACGTTATTGAGTGGTTTGAAGGCTCTCTTCAGTAGAACGCGCACGTTTCTGGTCTCATTGTTAGTATTAGACATCCTGTAGCGGCGATATCTGAGTGCTTCATTACCCTCTGCACGCGCTAAGGTCAGTATGACGCCATTAGACCAGTCCTCTGAGGCGACATCGAAGTCTACTGTTCCCACATTGTCTGTGTCAACAGCAACGAGCTTCACTGGAAAAGGGATGTTCTCATAAATAACTGACGTGATCCGTGAACCATTATTCTTGGTTCCTGTAATAGACATTGACTCATCCATCTGGAAAACTTCTTCGTCGAGGTCACCATCACTAGTAATGAATGTGGCAATCACACGCCCACAGTCAGGTAACATATCACCCTCTTTCATGGGTCTGATATATAGCACGTGTTCTTTCTCCCTATCAAGGTCGATGATCGTTGGGGAGTAGCCATCATCTACAATGCCATATAGAGGGTCGGGACCATTAAAATTAGTCAAGCTACCTGTTCCACTTATCTTGTAGTCATGCCACAACGAACGAATCTGTGTGGAGTTATCATCAACCGTAGCTGCGAGCAAAGAGTCGGCGGTGTCAGGCAGGGAAAAATAACTATGGTCAGTGGCAATGGTATCTTCGTAAACCAAGTCACGCCAGTAGCCCATGTTATAGAGCCTCGGCAGAACCATATTTAAGGAATTAATAAAGTCAAAATCAGGGCGAACGTAATCATTCAGGGACTCGTTGATCGAAGATAAAGTCAGTGCTGGCATGATTTAAGCATATCAGATGTGTGAATCAGGGTCAAGGGTGGAGGTTAAACCAAGCGTTTCCTATTTCTTGGAATATCTCCCGTGGCTGGTAAAACCTACGCAGTTTGGTTATGTCGAGAATATTATTCACTAAAGCGACACCTTGGGAAGCCTGAAGCTCTGACCCACTTATTGGCGGCTGGTGTGGTATGGTGAGGTGTTCACATATCTGCTCAATGGATGCGTAGCCTTGTTGTGCTACATTGAACACACCTTTCTGGTCTGCATGGAGCAGGGCTTCGGTCGCCTCCACAATCGTCTTTGTACTTGTATATGAGTTGATCTCAGTCAGGTGGTGTGTGAAGCTAGGTAGCTTAGATAATAAGTTATTTGGGTGTGAGGTTGCACTGAAGAACAACCGAGGTCTAATAATAAGGTCGTCTGAGTGGCACAAGAACTCTGCGGCTAGCTTGCTTACTACATAACGACAATGTGATGATAAGAACCCATCTTCCTTCTGGGGTGTATTGTTCTTATCATAGACGCAGCCTGTGGATATGTGCACAAACTTCTTACCCCATTTAGAGCAGAACGCAGACAACTCACCTACTAACGATGTGTTCACGGAAGACACCTGATTCCAATTGCAAGGGTCTTCACAGGCACGTGTGTCCGCGTTACCTATACAATTGATGATGGTGTCGTAATCCTCAAGGGTGTCAAGCTGGCACGGCCATGAGAAAGACGTCCGATCTAAAACATCATACCCCATCCTCTCAAACTCACGCCCAAGATATCCTCGACCTAAGACAATTGTATCTTTCATTCTTCTATGCAGTTAAAGTTACTTGCCAATACTTGGTCGGGATCAATTAAACTAACAAATTCAGGAGCCTGTGAATATACCATTGCCGCGATTCTGTTTTTTAGTTTTGTAGTTGACCACCCGTGTGACCTTGTCGTGTATATGGTTTTGATTGGTAAGTCGCTTCCTGTGAAATCCTTTCCTATATAATCCTCTCCGAGGATACGGACATTGCACTCGAAGAACACGATCAAATCGTATAGCTCCTCCTCTGTTTGATAGCAGTAAACCTCATCAATATAGCGAATGGATTTGAGAGTTTTGTATCTCTCATAATATGGGATGACAGGTCTATATTTGGTGTTTCTGGTCTGGGAAGGGTCTTTCTGTAAGAACACAATAAACCGATCACAGTGTCTCTTAGCCTCCTCAAAGGTGACAGTGTAGCCATAGTGCAACAAGTCAAAGTTTCCTGCCGTAAAGCCCACCTTCATAAGTCCCCGTCGTTCTTCGGATCAAACTCTTCCCCACAACTATGATCATACCATGGTCGTGCTTCCTGCCTCAAGTGTCCGACACACTCCCCTTTACGTTCATGGGAAGTCATCAGGTGAATAAGTTTTCCTTCTTGGCTTCTGCTGCGCACAACATGGTCACATGGAGCATGAGGTATGGCTGCTATGCGTATGTCGTGGTGATGCCACTTGTGCCAATTAATAAACAAATCTTCTGTCCCAGAACCGTCATAACCAGACCAGTCACACAATGCCAAAGCTTCTTTGCTCATGAGCGTACACCCAAACCCACACCAGTCCGAGGGGACTACAGCACCCTTACCAATAGCTGGGTAAGCGTTGTCAAACCAGCCGCGCTGTCTCCACTTCTTCCCATTCAACGTAAACACGTTTTCGTTAGGAGGTATAGCTTCAATTTTTTTGTCTATGCTTTGATACTCTGTAAGCAGTTCTTTAGGTGGCTTCTTCCCTTTTGAAGAAAATGTGGATAGTTTTTTACGAAGTCTGTCTCGCTTGGTTATAAGAGTCTTAGGTATTGTTTTTTCGTCGTCGTAAAAACAGGGTAGAATGGGGCGCTCTGGAGTTCCTCTGCCACATAGGAATGACCCGCCACCCTGCGATGGGTAAGGGCAGGCAGCCACTTGATAATACCCATTATCAAAGTAAAGCATATCCAACATAGACCGCAAGGCATTATGTGGGGGCAATACATCACTGTCTAAACTCCAACAGAAATCGGCGCTCCATGCACGGGCTTCCTGTGAAGCCGCAGTCCTCATCTGAGCAATAAGGAGTTGGGCAGAGTTGTTGTAGTTCTTGTGACCAGTGCTTAGGTCAGACATAACAACGCATTTAACATCTGCATCAGGGAGGACAATAGAGTATAACTCTGCCGCATTTTTCAGACCAGTACAACCATCCCCAACAAGGATGACAAAAACATCCAGAGAATACCCAGCCTCACTAGCTGACTCCAGACAACTCTGTACGCGTCTTACTTGGGCGTGAATAGCATACGTGTAGCCCTCAGTGGCACACGCATAAATTGCTAGCTTTTTTTTCCTGTTTCCTTTCATATCCCATTGTACTTGGACGCTTCTACGAATGTAATAATTGGGTGGATATCATATCCGTTAACGTAAAATGTCGGTGAGACTCTAATATACGCAAAACCACTCTCTTGCACAGAAAAATAGTTTACATTGTCGGTGAAATTATAGGTCTTCGCTGTTGATGATGGTGCTTCCGCACTACGTGTTGTGACTTTATATTTTCCTGCGGGAAAACACACCACCTGATTCCGCGGATCATCAATAAGCCCCTCGTATCCAATCATCCCTGTTTGAGTTTTAAGGGGGGCAATATATTCTTCATACCCTAAATTAATAAGATTGGTTTCCATATCGTAATAGCTAGACGCATCAACGTAGGGGCGACTAAACCCAATTTCGTACTCAGCAGTTCTGTCTACTCTAATCGTAGTGGTTCCCGTCTGCGGGGCGGGTTTGCTGGTGCGGGTAGATGTTGAAAATGTAGCATACAACGTGCCTCTCGTTGCTGAGTCTGTTGTTGTGGTTGAGTCTGTTATCAGAAGAGATGTGGTGGCGCTTTTAACCTTAAAGTCATAGCATGATGTTGGTATTATTTTGACATTCGGGTAAACGTAATGCCCTTCTGGTGAGCCGTAATCTGTATCAAAAGAAAAATTATCGGAAGTAAAAGTGCTCCCCTGACTGCTAGATGATATCTCAAAGAATATTGAATCTGTTGAACTAAACTTATTACCAAAACCAGCCCAACCGTAGGGTAAGCTCGGAGTAAAAACAGTAGCATAGTCTAGTAGGTTTGCTCCAGAAGTCCCATTAAGGACAGCAAATTGGCTTTTAACTATGAGGTGAGTTGCGCCAGTTTCACTCACAACTAATTCAGATGATTCTCCGTTTGCGGGTAGCTGAATCGGAGAATAAGTTGTTCCTCCATCAGTAGCAACAACTACTGTCGTTGCTCTAGTTTCTTTGTATGCTTCGTGCGTTTTTGTGACACGCCCTAAGGCTACACTAGTGGTAACCGTTACGCCATCATCAAGGGTAGTCGAAGAATAATAACTAACGTAAGGGAAAGTCTCCGTTACAAGAGTGCTTATATAAGAGACTACGGTCTCATCATACGTGTTGTTCCCGTTGTACTGGGACTCCGTGGCTGGAAGAGAAACTGGAATTTCAGTTGTGGTTGGTGTCAAGGCATAATTATCTTCTGAACCCAAGTACGTCCAAGACTCGACTCCCGTTAAAACTGATCCCAGTTCTCCGTTAAAAGTAGTATCGTTAATGAGTCTTGGGTCAACCAAATTCGCATCTATTGTTTTAGTAACAGGAGTATAATCAGTAGCTGTGTCTGGGTTTGCTAATATTTTTCCTGTAAAGGGACGATTGTTGTCGCGGCTGAATGTAGAGCTAGTAATTAACGTGTAGTAATCAGAATTTTTTGGGTCTTCTACAGAAAGACCAGACGCTGCTATGAAGGAGAGAGCATAAAACCCATCAGGTACGTAATAACTAGTAGCATTTACGAAGCCATTAGATCCCATTGAACCCGACGTCACTATGCTATAAACAGTGCTCCAACCCCCATTAGTCACTACTGAGTTAACCGCAGTTTTATGGTTACCTGTTACTTCTTCCGTCGTAGTAGTGCATACAGTCTTGGTTGTTACTTCAGTGCTGACCACTGGAGGGTTCAAACCCGTGCCAGTTCGCGTAGTGCTTTGGGCAGTCTCAAAAGAATTGTACGGTATGGTGTAGTCAATACTTACGTTAGTTTGAAATGTGGTCGAGACCTGTATGGTTTCATTGGTTCCCATATAAGAAGTAGGTGTTCTGCCAGTGTTGTTAGAGGGAGGGTGTGTAAAAGTAAAATCCCCATACACCTCAGTAAAAGCACCATTCAGCAATACAGTAGCACATACCTGATCGTCATTAAAGGGCTGGTCACAACCCGTCCCATCAGTGCCGTAAACAAAGGCGGTTTGGTTAAAAGTGCTAAAGGTTCTCACCCACTCAACACTATATGACTCGGTCACAGTTCGGTAAGGCTTGTCCGCATTTACCATCCCATAAACCTGTGTAACAAACCTGCCCATGTGCCTAGGTGACGTTGATCGTAGTATCCATGCCAGATATCTTTAGTGTCCACCAGTTAATGTATGGTGGAGAAAGAGCGTCTGGAGTTGGCCTGTCTTGTTTGAATGCTATTTCTGGTAGTAGTTGTAAGTTGGTGTGGTAGGTCATACATATATTACTGTCGTTAAACACTCCCGCAACAATTTTTATTCCAGTCGGAATTTCATTCTCCTCGACAGGGAAAGCTTCCTGTGGGCTAGGTAAGGAATTCTCGATTTTGTAAGTCAGCCCAGATACCCTTCCGTTTGTAAGTGTTATATCAAAGATGAGATACTTCGTATCTATGTCCGCAAGATCCCCTGTGCCCAGACTTACGCCTTCGCCGAAGGCGGGGTTAACGAAGTTGTTAATTGTTCCTACGTTGAGAAACACTTCCCACTCAGGATCACCGTTTTCACTAACATTAGTAATAGTAGCATCCCACGGAACACATAAAGCGATACCTCCACCACCAGTGCCAGCAACTACCTCTACAGGTCTTTTCCAGTTGTAGTCATTGTGGTATTCTTCCTTACGGATGCTCCTCCCACCATAGGAAGGGAATGCTGGTACTTGGCGAGGCATTGGTTTTACTTATTGGGTGGCAATGGATATCTGGTAAGTCTGACCTGATTGAGGTGTTTGTGGTTGATCAGGTGGATACACCGTAATTTCACGCGTGATAAACCCACCTAATGCAGGTGAGCTTTCATTCTCAATAATTAGATTGTCAGGCCATGTGGTGTAAGGTGTTGCAGGGAAATCTTGTGTATAGGTCTCACTATCTTTCCAATCGTCTTGAGTATTTAAACCAGTAAACCAGTTGAACTGAACATCTCCATGCAGACACTGTCCTGTTCTTACCTGCATAACAGGCCAATCAATTATACACTCAGTTGTGGTCATTGCTGGATCGGTGAGTTTCTCTGGTTGACCAGTTGCTGTTAGGTTAGGGGGGTCAACACTCCACGTTTCTTTCACCCGTGCTCGGCACGGACCACTGTAATACTCATGCAAAAATGTGACATGGAAAGTGGTCACGTCTGGGTTATCGTCTTTACCTAAGAACGTCGTCTCTACTATCTTGTCCAGCACACGTGGCCACGTGTAGTCCACTGATGAGTCATACTGAACAGGATCAGAATCTGTGGCAACAGGCTCAAGCTGTTCTGTCTCAATGCGGTAGATCTCATGGTTCTTAGATTGGTAAACAGACTGTTGTCTAATTAACCGTGACTTACCCAGCGCAGGTGGTGGGGGTAGGTCTTGACCTTCCTCATACGGACGGTTAGTATACTTGAATGTTACTGTCCTTTTTCTGTATATGTCTTCCTCAAAAGAGTCTTCTAGTTCAATAAAGCTCTGTTCATCCCCTTTACTGCACCCGAGTGCATACGGCTTTGTCTCTCTGATTTGATAGATAGTTTTTCCTGATGCTTGATCTACCAGCTTACCCGCATTGAATACAACACTAGAAGAGCCGTCGACATCTGAATTCTCTTTAAGAGTTTCATCCACATCAGAGTAATACGTGGTCGTTTCAAGATACCCCCAGCTTTGTGGTGTCGACTCAGAGAATGAAAGTTCCGCTTTGCCTGAGAACTCAACAGATGCGACTTGTTCTAGCTCATAAATAACATAGTCAGTATCATCTGAACCTTTCCCTCTAAATACTATTCGAGCCGTATATACATCAGATTTAACATCTGTATCTAAGTCAGAAGAATACTTCAGCTTTTTCTTAAGTTTACCCCAAGCTGTAACCTCAACTGTATCTATTTCGTCCGTGTACTCTTCAACAGAGTCGAGTTCATTGATCTCGTAAAATGTATTTTTAGTGCCATCAGCACTCTTCTCATTAAAGACAACGTCAATATCTACAACAGTTGCCGTAAGGTTGTCTACATTTGAGTCATACCTAATAGTTCTCTTGAGAGTTCCAAAATCTCTAGCTTCGACATCAGGGAACTCTATGTTGGTATCAACAGTGGCTGTCTCAAGCTCATCAATCTCATATACAACGTGCTTACCATCCTCAGAATCGACACCCCTATAAACAATACGGGTATTGCTGTCGGAAGCCGCACTGGTTGGTGATGTAGCAAACCTTCTAGTGCGTTCGGTAGAACCCCATCTCTCGACAGTCTCTGTCAGTATTTCATCTTCTGCTGCATTAAAGACCTCAATGCTGTCTAGCTCAGTGACCTCATAGACAACGTGCTTACCATCGTCAGAGTCAACTGCACTGTAGACTACGCGGACGTCTAAGTCAGTTCCTTTCAGGGTGGATATATCATCAGTGTAACGGCGAGTCTTTTCAAGGAAGCCCCACTGCTCTGATTCTTTCAAGGCAATCTCGTCGGCGGCGGTATCCCGTATGGTGATCGCGTCTAGCTCAGTGACCTCATAGACAACATGCTTAACATCAGAAGAGTCAACTGCACTGTAGACTACGCGGACGTCTGTGTCGCTGGCTTTCAGTGCGGACACGTCTGTAGTGTAGCGGCGCGTCCTGTCGAGGAAGCCCCACTGCTCTGCACCTTTGAGTGAAATCTCGTCGGCGGCGGTATTCCTTACGGTAATACCATCTAGCTCTGTTACCTCGTAGACAACGTGATTAACGTTGTTAACATCCACACCACTGAATACCACACGGACGTCTATGTCGCTGGCTTTCAGGGCAGACACGTCTGTAGTGTAGCGGCGTGTCCTGTCGAGGAAGCCCCACTGCTCTGCACCTTTGAGCGAAATCTCATCAGTTGCTGCGTCGCGGACTTCAACACTATCTAGCTCGGTGACATCGTATACCACTTGCTTGACACCAGCCGAGTCAATTCCTCGGTAGACTACACGAACGTCAAGGTTGGTTCCCTTCAGTGTTGAGATGTCTGTGGTGTAGCGTTGCACTCGGTTTAGCAGACCCCATTGCTCGGCGTCTACTACAGGGACTTCGTCAGCTTCTTGATCATATACATCAATGCTGTCCATCTCAGTGACCTCATAGACAACGTGCTTAACACCAGAAGAGTCAATTGCACTGTAGATTACGCGGATGTCTAAGTCAGTTCCTTGCAGGGCGGAGATATCGTCAGTGTAACGGCGAGTCTTTTCAAGGAAGCCCCACTGCTCTGATTCTTTCAAGGCAATCTCGTCGGCGGCTGCATTCCGTATGGTGATCGCGTCTAGCTCTGTTACCTCGTAGACAACGTGTTTAACGTTGTTAACATCTACACCACTGTAAACTACGCGGACATCTGTGTCGCTGGCTTTCAGTGTGGACACGTCTGTAGTGTAGCGGCG